GAGTTTAAGTTCAAAGAGCTGCGCGAATTGTATGTAGACGCAAAGGTAGAGCTAGAAGGTGAGTGGGGTTTTACAGTAGACTGGGAACCCTGCGGTTGGTTAGAGCCAGTTACCTGGGCGCGTATAAAATTAGATGCAATCGTACACGAGACTGACACTTCAGCACGCGTCATTGATTACAAAACAGGTAAAAAATTTGGAAATGAGATAAGTCATGCCCAGCAAGCATTGACTTATGCTATCGGTAGTTTTTTTCGGTACACAGATCTACAACATGTACAAACAGAGTTGTGGTATCTAGATCAAAATGAAACAACCATACAAGCTTATACTAGGGATGAAGCAATGTTGTTTATGCCTAAACTCCATCAGCGAGCTGTGGCTATGACAACTGCAACTAGTTTTCCTCCGAACCCATCTAATTACAATTGTAAGTGGTGTTCATATAAAGAAGGCGAGTACCCACATTGCCAGCATGGCATTAAATAAAGTATAATGAAATGATAAATACAGTAATAAATACAGTGTTAAATAATAAATACAGGAATAAATATGAAATTAGATCCGTTGCCCCCGTACGCCCATCAAACTGACACCACCAATTTTATAATCAGCAACCCACGTTGCCTTGTTACCTCAGACCCCGGCACAGGTAAAACCAGATCTGTGTTGGATGCTATTGCACAGAAAGGAAGTGTAACTTTAGTTATCGCTCCGTTGTCCATACTCGAGGCAGCATGGGTTGATGACATCAAAAAGTTTCAACCAACACTAACTTATGGAGTAGCTTATGCTAAGAATCGTGCGAAAGTATTCGATAACCAAGACCTTGATATGGTCATTACTAACTTCGAAGCTGTTAACTATCTATTCAAGAATCCATCAGTCCTTGCACGATTCAATACACTCGTGGTTGATGAGTTCACGGCCTTTAAAAACAAGGATTCTAAGCGATCCAAAAATCTTGCAAAGATTGTGTCACATTTTGATACACGGGTTTTTATGTCTGGTACTCCTAATACCAATACTATTCTAGACCTTTGGCATCCAGTTCTGTGTGTAGATGACGGACAACGACTCGGTAACCGTTACTATTCATTCAGAAACCAGGTATGCACTCCTAAGTTCAATGGTTTTGCAAACGAGTGGATAGATAAACCAGGCATAGAAGAGACCGTGGCCCATAAACTTAGTGACATCAACATACGATATGCACTCGAGGACTGTATAGATTTACCAGACAATACTACCCGTGTTATGCACACAGACCTTACGCCTGCTGTGCAAAAGATGTACAAAACACTAGCAGAAGAGTCTGTTCTATACACAAAGCAGGGCACTATCAATGCAGTCAACGCAGGCGCTCGTGTAAAGAAACTACTACAACTAGTATCTGGCGCAGTATACGACGAGCAAGGTGATGCTAAATACATACACCAACACAGGTACGACTTAATCATGGATCTTGTTGATGTACGTAAACACAGCTTAGTAGCATTCAACTGGCGACATGAACGCGATGCATTGACTGAAATAGCAGACAAGAAAGGCTATAGCTACGCCGTTATTGATGGCGAAACCAGTGCTCACAAGCGTGTAGACATAGTACAAAGATTCCAGGCAGGTCAGATAAAAGTATTGTTCGCCCATCCTCAATCAGCCAGCCACGGCTTGACTCTTACAAAAGCTACTACATGCATATGGTGCAGCCCCACTTACAATGCAGAACACTTTCAGCAGTTTAATCGACGCATACACAGGTCAGGTCAAACTAGCAAAACCGAAACAATACTCATTGCAGCTCGAAATACCTGGGAGGAAACAGTGTATGAAAAGCTAAATGGGAAACTGGGCAAGATGGAGAATCTTCTCCACATACTTAATCAACTACACAATCAGGAGGGTTGTCATGGAAAAAAAGAATCTGAATGAGCTAATGAACGAGTTAGCTTCTGTTCGTAGCCAAATCAAATCGCTACAAGAGAAGGAAAAAGTTCTGAAGCTACATCAAAACGATCTCGATAGTGAAATCATTCGCCAAATGGAAGAGCAAGGTCTTGACCAGATAGCGAGCGATGTATGTACGATCTCTAAAAAAGTAGAGACTGTACCTACTGTAGAGGACTGGGACGTGTTGCATAAGCACATAATCGACACTGGTCGGTTTGAGTTGTTGCAAAAACGTATGTCCGCTACTTCCTATAGAGAGGCTTTACAGCTGGACGGATCTGTTCCAGGTGTTAAGTCTACGGAGCTTACTAAGATTAATTATCGCAGTAAGTAAACATTAACTATGAAAGAAGGAAGGTGAACGATGGCTGAATCAAAAGCTATATCCTTGGTCTCCGACAGCGTGCCAGCGCACGTCCAGGCGTCCACGGGCCTTGGAAACGAAAACGTTTCTACCCAACACCTGCAGACTCCACGAGTGAAGCTACTGCAACAAATGAACAGCGAGGTTGACGAAAACCACGATGCATATGTTGAAGGCGCTAAACCAGGTATGCTGCTAAACACTGTAACAAACGAGATCTACGGTAAAGAGATATACGTTATCAACGTACATTTTACTGAAGATTGGGTCGTTTGGAGAAAGCGTGAAAAGGGTGGCGGTCTTGTTGCCAGTTGCGAATCACAAGCAGCTGCGGATGAACTCATTGCTGCACAGGAAGGTAGTAAAGATGATTATGAGATTATCCAAACGCAGTCGCATTTGTTAGTTCGTAAAAACGCAGAGACAGGAGAGATAGATTCTACTCCATTTCTCATGGACTTTGCGTCGTCTAAGTTAAGAGTATCGCGTGAATGGAATACGCAGATTGCTCAACTTGGCGGTGACAGGTTTTCTTCGCTTTGGAAAGTCTCAGCTGTGGCAACACAGAATAGAGCTGGTCAAAAGTTTCAGAACTTAAGTGTTGTGAAAGAGGGCTGGGTTACTGAAGACGATTACGAAGTAGCTAAGAATATCTACAAGAGCGTTTCAGGTAACACAGAAGCCTAAATGTCTGTGTGCGTACATGCTGCGACATATACTGTCGCCGCGTGTACGTATTTTTTATGTTATGCTGAAATCGTGAATGAAAGCGGTTTCATACAAAAAGTCAACAAACTGTTAGGCAGTGACGTATATAAGTGGAAGATAAACGACCCTTATCACGGAGGAGTGCCTGACGTTTACTACAGTGGTCCTGCTGGTCTCTGCTTTGTAGAATACAAATACAAACCTAAACTGCCGGCTAAAAACACATCAAAAATAGATTTTGGCTTATCTAAACAACAAGAACTCTGGCTTACACGCCAGGCAAATCACCAGGTGTCCGTGTACGTACTAGCTGGATGTGAAGATAAAGTTGTACAGTTAAGCCATAACTTCGGTAGAGTTAACAAATACACCAAAGAAACCTTTTTACAAGAAGCTATAAACATAAAACAAGCAGCTTTTTTATTGAACGCACGTTTAGGAGGAACTGATGGTTGATATGGTAAACAGCCCCCCGCACTACAATGCTGGCGGCATTGAATGTATTGATGCTATTGAAGCGTCTATGTCAAAAGAAGCATTTAGAGGCTATCTAAAAGGAAATATGCTAAAATACATTTGGAGATACGAAAATAAGGGAGGTAAGGAAGACCTTGATAAAGCAAACTGGTATCTCACGCGTCTCAGAAGGTCTTTCCTGGAAGAGTAAATGTACGAATATTCTTGCACAGTCGATAGAGTTGTTGATGGTGATACCATTGACGTTGTGTTGGATCTTGGTTTTGATGTTTCTTATAAGTCTAGGGTCCGTTTATTTGCTATTGATACTCCCGAGTCACGTACTCGTGACAAAGATGAGAAAATACGCGGAAAACTTGCTGCAAAGTTTCTTCAAGATGCTATTGATTCTGGTGATCAAGTAGTTATACAAACAAAACTTAAGGACAGTAGAGGTAAGTTTGGTAGAGTGTTAGGCACTGTAATAGTAGATGGCGTAGATATAAACCAAGCAATGTGCGACAACTACCTAGCCGTGGCTTATCACGGACAAAACAAAGCTGCAGTAGAAGCTGCTCATCTTGTAAACAGATTAAAACTTATAGAACTTGGTAAGTTTGACCCTGCTAGCGTTTCTTCCTAGCAGTTTTAGTCCTAGCAAAAGACCTATTCAAACTCCTGTGTCGTACAGACACGTTACTTGAAGAGTTATTAAACGGGTTACCATCTTTGTGGTGTATGTCTTTATTGTCCCCTTTTTTTACTGTGCCATTACGTAACGCAGCCCGCCTGGCTTTGTTACGCATAGCACGCCTTTTTTTCTGAGCAGTACTCCCTTGGTAGTTATCGTATTCTTTGCGGTAATTTCTAGCCATTTTTTCTATCTTGAGCCTGTTTTTTCTTTTTCTCCAATTCTTTTTTAGTAGGCACTTTTTGCTGTGTTTGCGGTTGTGCCATAATTATTCCATAAATGTAAACACTCTCAAAGGTTTTGCCTTACCTTTTACAGGCATAGGATCTAACTCTTGTAAGTAATAGCCACACAAAGATTCTGTCCGTTCACCTATAAGTATGTCTTTACCTGCTTCTTTAGTTGCTGACTCCAAGCGTGCACCGCAGTTTACTGCGTCCCCAATTGCTGTGTAATCGAACCGTGATTCGCTGCCCATGTTTCCTATTACCGCTTCACCTGTGTTTACACCAATTCCAATCGCAATAGGAGGAAGTCCTTCAGCTTGCAGTTCACTATTTAGCTCCTCCATGTTTTTAACTATGTCATGCGCACAATCACATGCAGCTTTTGCGTGACTAGGTATATCTAACGGGGCATTAAATATAGCCATCATTGCATCTCCAATATACTTATCTACCATCCCTCCGTGCTTTTGCACTGCTTTTTGTTGTGCTGTTAGAGCTTTATTCATTACGTACGTCACTTGTTCAGGCTCTAAAGACTCAGACATAGATGTAAACCCTCTGACATCTGTAAACAAAAACGTAGCTTCTTTCTTTTCACCACCTAACTTAAGTATGCTGGGGTCGTCTTGCAAACGTTTTACCTGCCTGGGATCCATGTAATGCTCGAATTGTTTCTTAATCTGCTGGCGAAGGAGTGATTGTTCTCTAAAGTTAAGCCAAAACTGCTGCCCTAATATAAGCACTAATGATATACCACTATAAGTAGTATCTATAAGTAAAGCTTTTTGACTTACAAGATACCACTCAAGTCCAGCTGTGCTTACAAGAAGACCTCCAGCTCCAAGTGCCATGTATGCATACGTACACTTACGCCCAAGGAGAAGAGCTAATGTACACAAAACTAAAAATATAAGTAGCTCGTACACAAGCCTGTCTGCCGGAATCTGTGGGCTGTTAGGTATAAGCAAACTTTCTGCCAAAGCTGCTTGTATATGATGTGGGTTTAATAGACCGTGGGGCGTGGCTATTTGAGGCATAACACCCGCGGCTGTAACACCAACAAAGACAAACTTATCAGCTACATGCATTTCATCTAAAGTAGTTTTAGGGGTATCTATCCAAGACACCCACTTCCTGCCGTATTTATCTGTAGGTATTACACCGAGTTCCGGGATACGAATAGCTTGTATGCCACTTTCATACGTTTTTATCTGGTAGGTCCCTTCGCCCGTAAGAACTTTCAACACCTGTGTTGCAAACGATGCAACCCACCCATCAGGAGTATGTACTATAAGAGGTATTCTCCTAACTAAGTTATCCACATCTGTAGGAGCTGACACTATACCTTGGTAAGTAGCGGTTTCTAGCAGACTTATGTTAGGTAGATACCCTTGTAGTTCAATCATATCCACAGGGTTATCCCCAAGAACTACCGTCCCATCTGTAGAGGGAAAGATCCTATTTTCGTATTCAGGCACTGCCAGTACATTAGTGCCCTGCTGCAGACTTGTAGCGAACAGTACATCCCCACCCATCCTGTCAGGTTGAGGAAACATAATTACCCAACCCACGCCTATCGCTCCACGGTCGAGAAGCTCGGTCTGTATTTCTGCTAGTCGCTGTCTTGGAAAAGGCCAGCCGCCTTCGTGCTGTATGTCTTCTTCTGTTATGTCTAGCACTACAAAATGCCCGCTAGGAGTATGCTCCTGCACAAGTGCATCAAACACCTTAAGCCTAAGTATCTCTAGTGCTTTATAATCAAATATAAGTGGCAGTGATAATACTGCTGTTGTAACTATCCCTATGGCCCACTTATTCATCCAGAACTCTGTTTGATGGTAATACTTGATCCACCACCGTTAATAATAATCTGATTAGACTTTCCATCTTGTATAAGTATAACCGTATATCCTTGCGAAACGTCTAAATCGATGCGAACTGACTGACTAACTGCTCTACGTAAGCTAAGCATTTCGCCCTGAATAATAGTTGTAATCTGCGTTTCAGCATCTTGTCCCAGGTTAGTGCCTCGTATGACTGTAGAAGATACATCAGTTTGCAAAGAATCATCTGTCAAAGCGTCAAGTTCTTCTATTACAGCAAGCAGATCTTCAAGAAAGTTAGTGTCTAAATAGTTTATATCTAGCTCGGTAAACTCTAAGTCTGCTTCATTATCAAGAAAGTCCTCCGCAAGAAAGTCTACATCTAAGTCGTTAAAGTCTAGATAACTTGCATTACTAGAAACAGCGTTCGTAGTCTGTGTTTGTACGTCTTCTTCTGGAGGCGTAACAATCAACATATTGTCTATAAGCTCTAGCGTTATATCTAAAACAACCGGCTTACTTGGAGTAGTTTCGTATACGCTTACAGTCGTAGCCTGGTAAGGTTTGTTTAACACTACATCCCCCATAGCTGTAGAAACTACAATCTCACCCGAAGACACTCCGTTTATATCTGGCAAAAGTATTATCAACGACCTACCAAGCTCATCTACAGTCGCTGTAAAGTCAGTACCTCTTATTGCGATCGTAGCAGTGGGTGTGCGTATCGTTATGTTTTCTTTACGAATAGTATTAATTTTGCCAGAAACGTACCGTATAGTGCCGCTAGCAAACTGCAACGCCATCTTTGATTTAGATGGGTCAGGGTCGTAAACGTATTTATCTACAATAAGATTCGAATGTTCAGTAAGACGTACAACTGAGTCGTCTAAAAAACGAAGGCCAATGCGACCATTGCTAGTTCGCACATCGTCCTGGGACTGTATCCCTAGTTTTAGTTCTGCATCATAGGGCTTATCCCGTATGACTCTAGCAAACCCTGTTAACTCAGATACGTTCCCTATATCAACAACTTGTGCTGGTTCCGCCGTCGTTTTGTATGACGCAAACAGTACCACCGTTGCCAGAAGTAAGAATCTTAAGCCAATCATTATCTAAAGTACTCTGCTGTTGTATATTGAAAGTTCTACTATTACCTGTTTGATCTAGATAGAAATACCCACCTGCGTATCCCTGCCCGTCAAAAGTAACGGTGTTAGAATCACCATCAATATCCATATAGTTTGTCGCTCCATCGTAATCTATATCTACTGTAAGCTGGTTTCCATCTCCTTGGATTATCCAGTCTAAGTCTAATCCGCTAGCTAAAGCAGACGTACCATGATTAAAAGTAAAGGTGTTTGTAGAGCCTGTCACATCTACATTGTAGTTTGAGCTATCAATACCATAGGTATCTGTAGGGTCACCTTGTATAGTAAAGGTATTGCTATCCCCATCAAACTCAAAAAACCCAGTAATGGTGTCACCATATATATCCCCTAAGAACTTGTTTCCATCTCCTAGTTGATTTATATCAAGTGTTAAACTACTGCCATCTAAATCTAAAGCAGTCAGTGTGCCTGCAACTGAGTTGAGTCCTCCTATTAAGTTCCCCGATCCCAGTTGCTCTAAATCAATATTTGCTGTTGCTCCTGATTGATCTATATAAATTTCATTATCCGCCGCAAACGTAACCAAAGGAAACAATAGAAAGATGCTAACTAGAAGCGTTTTGCTCTTCTTCATCTTTTTCTAATCTCCAAAAACCAGCGTTTTCACCCTCCTTGATTACTTCTAATACCGCTGTCTCGATAGCTGCACGTAATGCTAAATTTATAGATTCATTCCGTACCCTACCACTCTCAATCTCAACCAACTCAGTTCCTGTTGATATGAACCTAAAGACATCTTGACTTAACGAAGCACTTAAAATAGTCTTTGTAACCAAGACATCCAGTAATACTTTACCTGTAGCCACGGAAACAACGCGAAGGGAAACGGACACAGTGTCACGTCGAAATTCTTTTGAGCCGCCAATTCCCAAATGACGTGCTCCAGCGCCTCCAGACTCAATATTACTCTCATATCCTACCACACCCCCCTCCATTATTAAACCAGCGAATAAAAGTGCAGGTAGTTTCTGATCTTCTTCAAAATCCTTACGCGTGCTGCGTATCAATTGTCTTTCTTTTGTAACGTGATCTAAACCAACTCTTTCTACTACTTCGAAAAAACCATCTTCGTTTGCGCCTGCATGTTTAAGTGCGCGTATCAAGTAAACGTACGGGGCTTGAGTAACTGCAGTAGAGAATGTAGCAAACGCACTATTGCTTCTACGTTGGCCTGTATCGTCCTTAAAACCATCTGCGTACACAGCTACCACAGGTTTCTTTGTAGTTGCACTGTGTACATTCGCTAATTCAGTTAGGACAATTTGTTCAACTTGGGCTTCTTCTATGCGTTCAATTGGCCCTATGTTGTTTTCAATAGGGTCAAACAGTAACGCACAGCTAGAAAGTAAAGGAACCAATAGGAAGGGTAATTTCTGTAGTGTTCCCATCAGCATCTGTAATTTTAAGTGTAATGTAGTCTCCATCTACCGAATACTCAATTGTGTTGCCCATTAATTCTAACACACCGCCTGTGCTAGGGGTTTCACCAAACAGTTGCTCTACCAACTGCCTAGACAACTGAGCGTAGATTCTTGACTCAAGGTTTCTAATAAATCTTGCGAGAGTAGTGTTCTCTTTCTCTCTTTCAAGCTCTTCTCGATAAGCTTTGATTTCTTCTTTAATCGCTTTTTTACGATTAAATTCTTGGTTTTCGATCGTAAGGTAGTGGCTTGAAGTGTTTACGCCACTAAAGGAAGGGTTCTTAAACTTATGCACCATCTCATCAGCATTAAGCTGCGATGCAAAAACACCACCTAATAGAAAGATTCCTATAGCCAGCATAACGTAAAGAATTTTCTGCTTCTCTTCTTCTCTTTTTCTAAAAGCTAACTCGGCGTTACTAGGCCTTCCGCGCTTTTTAGTCTCTACGTTGGTCATCTCTGTCTGCTTTTGCTATTTTATCTGTATCTATTAAGTTAGGTACTCCTAAAATTGTTTTAATCATCGTGTCCTGACGTATGATTTCATTGTCAAGACTACGCACTCTGTCTATTAAGGCTACCAGTATACCGTACTGCGAGTCAAGTTTTGTGCCAAGACGCTGTTCCATCTGCTCTATTTGGTCTGCAACTTTGTCGTCCACGACATCTAGTTTTTGTTCCATCCCATCTACAATCCGTATTACAAGCTTGTAAATAAACCACCCTAGACCACCAGCCGCAGCTATCGGAAAGCCAACCTCGTTAATAAACTTAATGGCTTCTTCCATAGGATTACATGTTTATAGGTTTAGCTCTCTTCTTTGCCTGTCTGAGAGTATCGCCCATAAGAACCCTACGCTTTACAAACGCACGTCGGTCCAAAGGCAACTTGTCAATAGAACGCTGCTGTCGTTTAGACACCTTACGTTTTTTTAGTTTCATGCCTGGTCGTTTCATTTGCCTACCTTCTGCATAGCTTTTTTGTGCGACTGACTAAACGTAGACCCACGTTTCATCATGTTAACCATACTCTTAATGTGTTTACCTGTATGGTGTTTTGCGTGTTTCTTTATAGCGTTCTGCTGTCGCGTAGTAAAAGAAGAAACGTTTACGCCTTTTACTTTTACTGTTTTATTTTTCTTCATCATTTTATTCTACCATAAAGTTAAGAAGGAGGTGTGGGCCACACCCAAGCTACAATTGAACCATCATCAGGATGACTATCTGTATCACTTACATAGTTAGAATGACTGCGTAAAGTGTTAGGTATGTCTCGTAATGTTTGTCTGTACGTAGCCCATTCGGTTTTTTTAGAATCTGTAAGCGGGCTATCCGCCATTTGAGTCCAATCAGAAGCTTGTAATTTAAGATTTCTCTTACTTACTACTGCGTCCCAAAGTTTTCTGTAATCTGCCATACTATTTATTTAAACCAAAAACTTGAATATATCCGCCTTCAAAATCTCCAGCACTACTACCACTAACATCATCTGTTTTACCAAAACACCAAATGGTATAAGTTCTATTTCCGCTTAAACTAACCTGAGCATTTAAATTTTTAATGCCAATAGCAAAACTGCCACTACCACTAAAACGTTCTGAAGCTAAATAATCACTTGCATTAGTGCTCGTGTAAGCATTTGTATTAGAAGTCTCCCTCATAGACATAACAAAAAGAGATTCTGAAGCACTAGTTATACTTCCTTCGTAGTCTACTCCAGCTTGAATAATAAACTTTCTAGTGCCTGAAAAATTAAAAGTAGTAAATTGATGCGAAAATAAAGGAGTGCTCAGTACTTCATTTAAAACATGGTCAGGATTTGCTGCTGTAGAAGCTACAGTGCAAATGTGAAAAGGTTTTTGAGCAAAAGACCCTCTATTTAACTCAGTTACATTACTAACAGTCCCCGACTGCCCCGCTATTCCATCAATCCTACCAATTGAGTCTACAATAGATTTACCTGCTACATCTAATGTGCCTGCCGTTATATGCGTACCACTAATAGTTCCACCAGAAATACGATCAGCTGACATAGTACCTGCAGTAATACGTGCCGCACTCATGCCTCCAGTCGTTATTTTATTAGCCGATAAATTTCCAACCTGAGCATTAGTTATAGACGCATTTTTTATAAAGCTAGTGTCTATGTACACGCCCGCCGGGTTACCAGCTCCGTCTGTGCTTGTAAGCACCGTAAACGGAACTACATTACTGCCGTGCGGATTACGTATAGTTACCTGACCTGCTTCAAATATTATGTTGGTAGTAGAAGTATTGTTCTGCAATGTGCCAGAGCTGTTTGCCATAATATACATGCCAGCTACTGCGCCGTTAGCATTGACCGCTATACCATAGCCGGCTTCTGCAGACGTACCATTAGATAAAGCATTTTGTACTGCTGTCACCGAAGCGGTAGTAGCTTTTGTACCTAAAGCTGTATTGGTGTTAGTTTCTAACGTAGAAATTGCCGTAGCATTAGCAGTGTCAGCGGACGCTCTAGTTGTAGCTTCGTTTGATATTGCGGTATGAGCTGCCGCCAGACCGGTGGTGCTATCGTTAATAGTACTAGTTAAATTCGTTATGTTAGTAGCATTAGTAGTATCAGCCGTTGCTCGAGTGGTTGCTTCGTTAGTTATAGCTGTATGCGCTGCTGCTAAACCCGTGCTGCTATCGTTAACAGTATTCGTCAGGTTAGTTATAGCAGTGGCATTAGCAGTATCAGCAGTCGCTCGAGTAGTTGCTTCGCTTGCAATATCACTATGTGCTGCAGCCAGACCGGTGGTGCTATCGTTAATAGTACTATTTATAGTGTTTATTTCAGTGACACGAGAAGCGTTGGCCGTGGTCAAAGTAGCAATATTAGTGTTAGCGGTTGCTATAGCGGTGGTGTTGGTGCCTTGTTGTGTGTTTATGCTATTTACTAGAGTAACTAGTGTGCCGTCCCTAGCTTCTTCCCAACCATTATTAGAAGAATTACGTACGTACAGTTGGTTATTATCATCTGTATCAACCCACAAATCGTTTGCTTGTAAGGATCCGCCTCCAGAACGAGTGGTAGGAGCAGACGTAGATCGTATAACTGTAGCTGCAATCGCCCCGCTACTAGAAGAGCTGTTAATTAAATTAGTTAATGTAGTGTAACCAGGCAAGTCTGCTAATGTATCACCTAGCGTAGTCATCACCGCGGCAATATCAATTGACGTTGTACCAAAATGGTTATTAGACGGACTGAATGCCCCTTCAATACCTGACGTACTTACATGCCTTACCCAATAGTAGAATGTTTTGGCGTATCCAACTTCTTCTGACCATACAAATGCAGACGTAGTATCGACCTTTGTCGCTGAACCAAGGTCATTAGATGTATTACGCCATACTTCGGTAAAAGCAAAGTTGCCCATCTGTGGGTTATCCCAGGACAATATAAAAGAAGTGTACGAAGCGGCTACACTAAAACCTGTAGGTGTAGGCGGTATGGTAAAATCAGTTACCGTTGTGCCTTCAAAGTCTATAGTGCCAACGCCAGCATTAGGATCAAAAGGGTTATCAAGTAGCTCTTTGGCCATACCGCTGTCGATTAATTCTCTAAGCGTAATGGCTCTATCTCGGGGGTCGCCTCTACGTCCAAGACGTATCTCTACGGCTTCTTTAATAGATTCAGCAAATTGTTTTAACTCGGGGTCTGCTTTAGAAGGGACTCTGTAAACGGACGGGACTTTAGTACCAGTAGTAGACATTTAAATCCCCTTTAGTTCATCTATAGACTCACCAATGCATATTTCGTTTACAACATTTGCAGATTGCACTTCCATAGCGTACGTGTCATGTACACTAGCCGGTAGCCTTACAACAGTTTCTGGAATAGGGGTAGAACTAAAACTAGGAGTTGTGCCGGTAACAGTAAAAGTGCTACCCGAAGCAGCAATAGTTGCGTGGTATATCACACTACCGTCTCCGTATACTTTTAAAACAACAGGATAAGACTCTGCTACAACTTTAGCAAAAGCCATACTTGTAGGTTTAGGCGCTGTAAACTCTTTGCTTTTCCAAGTTAATGTCTTGTTGGTATTAGCACCTTGGAATTTTTGTATGCGTGGGCCTGATCCTGTTTCTACAATTAAATACAGCTCATTGTCTTTAGGGTTAGTAAACCCACCAGAAACATCAGTAGTAGCAGTCTGACTCAAGTTAGTAAAAGTGTTTTCTTGTTGTCCCCTAGGATCAAACACAAACCCACCGTAGTTAGAACCACTAGTAAAGAATCCTATGTAGCGTCCTTCCCACATAAAACCCCGAAGGCTGCTAGGGTAATACTGCTCTCGCCATTGTTCAGGCGATATAATGCCTTCAGTAATGACTTGTACATCAGTTCCTGCCGCTGCAATAAGGCCATCCGACCCAGCGTAAATAACGTATGGTCCCATATCTACCATAGATGTTTTACTTTGACACGCCTGAGCGGCTTCAATACGTAGAACACTCATAGATTGGGGATCTGTACCGGCTATAAGATATGGCGTGCCTTTGGTTGCTACAATCAAACCCTGTCCAGCCATTTCTATACCTACAATCTCTTCTTCAAGAGTTACACGATAGGCTACTGGCCATGCGTGAGGTAAAAATGGTTCTGAAAAACACAGACGTTTGCCTGTAAAACCTGCAAGTATGCCGTTGGGCATAGCAGTCAGACCTTTCATCGGTCCGTCAGGAAAATCGGCAGTTACTTCATTAGGCGGTCCTATCCAGTATGTACTAGGAATAACCTCAGCTAGCTGCGAGTTGTTAAGGTTATCAGTTGTACTGGCAGTCGCCATACTAACTTCTTTAACAAACTGAAAAGTAGTTGTGTTAGAACCTGTATTAGATCTGTAGATACGTTTAGTAGCAAGGCTAGTATTTGTTCTACCTGCTCCAGATCCAGCACTAGTGTCCATGCCAGATATAGTAACTGTTTGCCCATCTACTTTATCAAACACGGTAGACGCAGGAGAGGGTGGCCCCTCTTCACCAAACGAAGACACAAATGTGTACACGTACGAAGTACTGTACTTTGTTTGTGTACCGTCGTCAGTTCCTGATACGCTTGTGCTCGCTGTTCCTGTAGGGGCAGGTATACCAAGCCTAAATGATGCTCGAGGGTAAGACCCCGAACCAGTTAAAATACTGGTGTTATTTGCCATACGAGCAAACGATCCTGACTCGCCTGTCCAATACAACCTGCCGGTAGCGTCCCCTGGTATAGGACCAGGCACTACGTCTACTCCTTCGTCTGGCCACTCTAACCAGTACTCAACCCCACCAAACTCGTATTTATAAATAGAGTTTTGACCTGTAGCACTTAGAGTGTAGTCATCTGTATTATTACGTATAGGTACAAGGCGACCGCTATCTAGAATTACATCTTCAGCAGTTTGCGCCAGGGTATCGGCTAATAACCTAGGGGAGACTTGTGGTGCTAAACCTCCAAATGTTATTAACTTAAAGTACGCCACATCACCCCTCCAGAACTAGATCTTTTAGTCGGGTGCTCCTTGGTCCTACCTGTACAGCCCACCTTGAGTCTAACATCTCAACGCCAGCTGTTTCCCACTCGCCTGCCTCCATAGCAGCTAAAAATTTCTTAAAACCCATAAGCCTAGATAAGCCTAAGTTGAAGCACATATTGACCATAACACGTTGTCTAGTGTCAGATAAATCCTCAAACCAAGGAAAAGCATTAGTAAGTTCTTCTATGCAGATATCGATGTCATTACTTAACAAGTAGTCAGACTCATCATCTGTAATGCCGCGATCATCCAAATTTCTGCCCACGCCAATTGTATTCTTGCCAGCGGAGCACTGGTATAAGGTAAGTACTACCCCTTCGTCACGTTTTAGTTCTTCGATTAGCTGTTCTCTATTCATCTTTTTTATCGCCTCCGTTAGATGCACCGAAGTAAAAAGATATAACAGCAGACGCTAGACCACCTAAATACCCCAGAACAAGGTTAATTAGAGCTTCGCTGTTTTGTTCTGGCGGTTGTAGGGTTACTAAAAATATATACCCAAGAAAACCACCTAACGTAGCAATACCCATGATTCTAGTGGTCCAGTCCTTAGAAAAAGCTTTCCTGGCATCTTGGGTGTCAGCCACTTCCAGCTTAAACACATCTACCTCAAGCTCTTTCATCTGTACCTCAAAAGCCTGTTCCGCTTTTTTTAGTTCTAACATCTGTTCTGGTGTAGCTTGTTCTATTGCTTTTTGAATAGATTTTGGGTCTTCATTACACCCTAAAACACTTGCAATCGTTTTTGCAGCCATACCGCCCATAGGACCACCTAGTGCAGTCCCTAATGTAGGAGCTACTGCGCCTACAATGTTTTTTAATAATGCTTTCACTCGTCCTCCACAACGATCTCAGGTGCTGGTTTTATTTTATCTTCTTCAATGTTGTTCCTGATCTCCTGAGACAGACCTATCTGAGCTGCTTGGCTCTTCTTAAGCTGATAAGACTGATCAATGATCTCGCCTTGCAACTTAATCAACATATTGAATCCTTCTATAACCCTAGGGGTAAGATCCTCGGTGTTATAGTTCTTCCCTTCAAAAGACACTGTCTTAATCTCGGGCTGTTCCTTTTTTACTTCTTCAGTCATAAATTACTCCTTAAAATATGTAGTTAACTGATTATACTTAATTTTTCTCCGTTAAGAAAAAAACCTATCTATTCCAGACGCTACAACGATAAGCACATACAAGCCTAATATGTACTTTGTAAACTTTGCATCCATAGCGTCAAACTTTGCATCACCCCGTTCTAAACGTTTTTCTATGTTCTCGTAACGTATAGCGCACTCTCTTTCGTGTGCTTCTAGTTTCTGCATTGTTTCTTTAGCCGTTGCCATGATCTATTCGCTAGCCTTAAGCAACGATGATGTATTACTGTATAGCGCTATATCATCGGCATAAAATGTTTTTATGTAATCGTCTTTTTCTATAAGTTTTAGTGCCTCTTCGTCCCAATCTTTAACAGATACATTGCATGTAGGCATCAAATCGTCTCTTATACGATCAAATCCGTACAGCTCCGATAGAGCATCTAAATCCTCTCGCAGGCTTTCTACTTTTATGATGTGGTCAAACTTTTTCTCACCTATGTAGCTTTTCTGTGTCTGCAAGTGCAAGGAAAGTTCTCCAGAGCGCATTGTTTCTTTAATATTTTCTATTACGTCTTTGGGAGTCAGGCTCAAGCCATCGTAGTTGGTGGGGCTGTTTTTAAAGTCCTCTTGGCTCCATGTGGGCCAATTACCAAATGGGCTAAGCTCTGCTGTATTAGTTTTGCAAGCACTCCAAAATCTTTTCAAAGGATCTCGTAAGACCAGTACATCTTTTTGCTCTGCTATTGGGTAAAAATCCGACAGAAAGAAACACGTCTCATGTGCATTCTTAGGTATTTCAAAAAAGTTCATCATGTCAAGGTTACTCCTGCTGCGTACCCCTGAAATATGACTTTCACAGTAGCCGTGCCGTTATTGTTAGTGTTCATATTTACAACAAATGTGCCGCCATTCTGCCCACTCGTTCTAGTATCTACGGTGCCGAAATTGGGTGTGTAATCTATATTGCTATACGTTGCTTCTGAGGTAAGCGATACACCCATAGTGTTACCACCGCTGAACGTAGAAGTTCTACCCACTACGCCATAACGTCTGTATTGGACACCCCAAGGGCTTGAGGTGTCTATTAATATCAATGTAAGAGTCCCAGCTATATATAGCCCATAAGACACCTTCGTAATCGTAAAAACAGGATCATTACCGCTTGCCCCAATAGATGCAGTTTTTGTGAATCGTAGGATACCGTTGTCGGCGATACTTCTCTCTGTGGCAGGGTGAATAATGTCTCCCTCTGCTCTGTATGCGCCTCTTAAAACTGGTGTTGAGTTATTTGTTGACGTAAAGAATCCTATGTCATAGTTGCCGCCGTAGTCTGTCCTTGCCTTAATATTCAGATCACCATAGGCAGTAGACGTGTGCGCTGTTGACGATGTAAACAACCCTGCTATGTCAGGCAGGGAGCTGCCTACGTAATCTATTCCAACACCGTGATTTTGATGAGCAACCGTCAAAGTGTTGGGGGGTGCATCCACGCCTATGCCCACGTTTCCGTTCTGCAGCATCTTCACTTGCAGGGCAAAAGTTTGCAGTGCATTTACGGACTCAGCGGCTGTGGTTCCATAAAAGCTATGATTACCTTGATACTGTTCATAGAACGAGCCGTAGTCATTTTCAATTGCCACTCTTTGATTCGCGCTGGTAATGTAGGTGTTGTTGCC